GATAGGGCAGCTAGTCCCTAAAATCCTAGCAACTTATGTACCTGTAGAATATAGTGTACGGGCACAGGAAGTTAAATCTTTCTTTGCTGAGGTTTCAAAGTTGGTAGACCAAAGAGGCCTAGAATGGACAGTTGGATATGTGAAAATATCTCGACTAGCCGTTACTAGGTATCTCTCTGGTCACCCACTCGAGACCTTACCAGGCGTAGAGCTTCGAAAAGGGTTTCCATTGTGGATTCTCTTTATGAAGCCTATGACTGAGTCTAGGGATGGAATTAGAATCCTTCTCACATGTTTAACATGTTTGAGGGGTTGTAAGTTCAAACCTATACTGGACCTTAGTACCATAGTTGAACCGTGGCGAGGGACTGACTCCATTTCGGAGAAAGAACTTCGCGCGGCCGCCTATGCTCTAGGAATCCGTAAGTCTCGTGTTGAGTTCACCTTTCCTCACATGTCAGTAAAACGGGGTCCATTGGGTCAAGCGCTCATGAGTGCACCTACGGAACTTACCTTATTGCCACTTCAACTATTAGAGAATTTAATTCTAATAGGTGGTAATAAGCTGGGTTCATTGGTGATATCACTCACTGATCGTCTTGACATATTCCAGTGGAGATCCGTTGCTGATGTATGGAGGGAGGCGTTTCCAACCAAGAAGTCTTCGCTTAGAAAGCTTAGCTTCTTCAGTGACAAAGAGGGTAAAACCCGAGTTGTCGGTATCATAGATTATTGGACACAATCAGCTCTGTTACCTTTACATAAAACCTTGAACGGTTTTCTGCGAAGGATCAGAGTCGATTGTACCTTTAATCAGAACCGATTCCTTGAGGTTCTACCTTCTGTTGGCCCTTACCACAGTCTCGACCTTCATGCCGCAACTGACAGGATGCCTGTTTCTCTTCAGAAACGGGTAATCTCGTTAGTTATCGGCGAAGTTCGAGCTGAGGCATGGGTCAACGCCTTGACATCTATGGAGTTCACCGTAGGTGGTCAACATCATACTTCTGTGAAGTATGGTGCTGGTCAACCTATGGGAGCTTACAGTTCATGGCC